TAGTGGTCAACAATCGGTGGAATACGATCAATGCCCACAGCCCCATAAAATCTGGGAGTTACGTTTATATTTCCAATACTTACAGCGGCAAAATCTTCTAAGCCAGAAAGATCAAGTCCACCTCTGTTGTTGTTGAGATAAACAGCCAGAACTACTTGTGCGTGTTTTACACGATCTGGAATCTCTGTGTCGAGATAATAGTCAGCAACTAATCTGTTTGGAAAGCTTAAGCCATACAGGTTTGTGTATGTGTCAGGCTTCCGCACTCCTGATCTTGGCCACTCAAGAGCCTGAGTGTCAGCAACTCTAGCACCTAAAAACTTCTCTCTGTCTATCCTTTGGGCTGCGGTAAATAAAGCTCTGTTTTTATTATCCGTAGATGAGTTGTCCCATGCGGTAGTGTCATCATTGAGAACTAAGCCCTCAATAAAAGAGTTTGCATCAGAAAGACTTATATAAGTGTTAGCGTTAGCTCCACCAACAGTTGCATCAAGAGTTATCGCCATTGAGTTTCACCTTTTTGGGCTTTGTTTTTGGTTTTGGCTTAGATGTGGAAACTGAAGCCGCCTTTTGAGCAGCTTCGTTCTGTTCCCTCATACGCCTAAAAGCGTATAGTGACATTAACTTGAAGCACCTTTAAGAGCTACAAAATTAATAACAATCGCTTCACTTAATGATCCAGCAGATACATTAGCAACAGTGACCTTAAAAGATCCACTAGCCATTGTATTGGCGTTCACCAAATATGAACCAGCAGTTCCAGCAGATCCATGACAAGCAACAACAACGTCAGTTGCTGCAATCTTATCGTTTGTCACTGTGAAAGTTACTTCTGCCGCAGCCGCTAAAGCTGCGTTGTTCATTGTGATTTGACCCGACTCTGTATTAAGAGTAACACCTGTTGATTTATTGGTAGCCTGAGTTACAGTGCCGCCTGTTGTTGGGCCTATTAAAGACCCAGCAGTTACATCAAATAAAGATGGCATGATTAATTACCTCTAGTCATTATTTGAAACAACGGTAGCTCTTACGATACCGATATTTTTCAATTCATAAGTTCTCGACCATGAACCTACTGTCTCTAGAACTGATCTAGATGGGTTTACTGTTGAAACAGCATACTTAAGACCTACAGGGTGATAGATGTAGTGAAGATCCACTGCCATTGCTTCCTCAAGAGCAAGAATGTCTCTATCTGTCTGTGTTCTTATTGGAGCCTGTTCGCCTGTAACAACTGCCCCGTTTTGGAACATGAACACGCTGTATTCCGTTGAAGATCCAGAGCCTGTTGTAGGAATATCGTCAGAAACGATAACTCTTAAACCCATAAATGTTGGAACTGTTGGGCTACCAAATGCGTTCTGGATAGAACCACCTGACGCTGTAGCACCACCACCATTGATGTCTGCGGCTGCAACAAAGTCAACTGCTCTTCTTTCTACCAAGTCATAGTAGCATCGGCTGTGCATTGCAATCGTTGTAAGCTTGCCACCTTGATCGCCAAGTAATGACTGAGCCTTTGCAACGTGTCTAGGACTTAATGCTGTAGGTGTATCTCCAGACTCACTGTCGATTGTTAGATCAAATAATGCTGAACTGCTTGAGTTTGCATTGATAGAACCAAAAGCACCAGTCAAGCAAGAATATAGATCCTTCTGTTTCTGGTTGTTGACGTATGCAGCCATTTTCTGTGCAATAGCAGCCATAGGATCAACACTGCTTCCAACAGCAAGACTAGCTAAATCCCTTGCGGAAAATGCTCGACCTCTGTGTAAGACTGCGGCAATCTGATCGCCTGTTGTTATCTTTGCTGGAGTTAATGATGTTGAGTCTGTTAGAACTTCAAAATCACCTGATAAGTTTGCAGAATATGATGGGATTTTTACAAAGTCACCACCTCTTTCTGCTGAAAGATTTAATTCAGCCAAAGGTTGCACAACCCCACTTTGAAGAAAGCTATCTGTCTGTGTAGTAGCCTCAATCAAATAGGGTGTAAACACCTCTGGAATGATTAAATCACTGCGAACTGTCGCCATGTGAATTAATAAGAATGTTTACTTCGAGGCACAACCTCTGACATGGCACAACCACGTTGTCTATATACTAACCTGTAACTGCGTTTTTGAGCATATTATATTTATTAATATCTGTTCTATATAACCTAGCTTGCTCTGTAAGGTTGAATGATTCCTTCGCAAATGGGTTTTTATCTGTTGCAACGAACTCAGTCTGTACCTTTGTTGTCGTAGCTCCACCACCTTGAGGTCTTGGATTCTTTTGCACCCATTGAGGCATTTGAGACATTGCCCATTCTTTAACTGGTGTTCTGTTGTACCCATCAACAACAACAACTGTGCCATCTGCCTCCCTAGCAAGCTGTTCCTTGCTTATACGGCTTAATACATATTGAGGGTCGTGTACAACATCAGCAAGTGCTGTTACTGCTGGAGCTTCAACTTCAAGCTGTCTTTTCTCAGCTAATAGCTGCTCAATCTTTTGTTTTTGCTGTTGTTCTGCCTCTCTGTACTGAGTTGCTAGTTTTTCTGTGGCCTCTTCATATCTGCCCTTTGCCTCAAGCTCTTCCTGTTCTTTTTTTTGCTTAAAAGCGATCAAAGCATTTACATCTACATCTTGGGGAACAGCCTTTGCAGCTTCCTTAGCTTTCTTGTAATCATCTAATATTTCAGAATTAGATTTTCTTAGTCTTTCAACTTCAGCTTTCAACGCAGCTATTTCAGCTGAGTTATCAGGCTTGATTACTTCGTCTGCCATAAATAAAAAATTTACAATTATTCACAATGTTAGCTCCACTTTTCTCTGTTCGCCCAAAATGCCGCTGACATTTTACCTTTGGCAATATTTTTTGCGTGTCTAGCCTTGAAACTCTTGCGTTTTGCCTTATCTGCCTCTGATTCGCCCTTTCTTGGCGGTTTATTCTTGGCTCCCTGCATACCAAACCTGATGAGTTTGACCTTATCGCCTTCTTTTGCCAAAACAACGTGACTCTTTGTTGGGTGTGATGGGGTTCTTTTTGGTTTATTAAAACCAGCTAATCCAAATCTTTTGAGTCTAGGATCACTCATTTGCCTTTCCTCTTCATTGCCATATTGTGTGCCTCGGTAAATGAAACCCCTTCTCTCATCTTACGTTTCATATATTCCATGTGAGCCTTTGTGTGACCATGAGCCTTCTGGTGCTTTGCAAGTGTGTTCTTTTGTCTGGTAGTCAGCCTCACTTCTTTTTCCTCAACAAATCAGCATCTGCTTTTCTTGCTCCACCTTTTCCAGAGATAAAGCTATTGACTCTTCCCATAGCCCATGCACCCATAGGAACATTTCTTGATCCACTAGACAAGTAAGCACCTTGCCCACGCCTATAAACGGCTGCAAGCTGACGATATGTAAATCTTGATTTTTCTGCCTTTGCCCTAAGACTTTTTTCTACGGCGGCGGACAGTGGTTTTCTTTTTGGAGCCATCTTGTTTAGAGCGTGATTTGGATACTGCTTTTATATCAATAAACTCTCCTCTTTTGTACGCCTCTGCTGTACGTTTTATTTCCGCTGCTTTTGCACCTTTATTCTTGGCCCCGCTGAGATACTTCTTAGCAACGCCAGTCTTTTTATCTTTTGCAACTTTGCGGAATCTTCTCACTTTTTAGTTTTCTTTTTTGGTTGTTTTTTTGGTTCTTCACCTTGCTTTGTAAATTGATAACCCATTATTTTTTACCTCCTTTCTTTTTTTTCTTTGTTCCTTTTGGCTTCATTGACCCATAGTGTGATGGCATAACAATAAAAGTAGCTGACTTTATATTACTTCCTTTTGCGTTTTTTAGCTGTCTTTTTTTTGCCAGCAGTAAATAGTGCTATGGCCTGAGCTTGCTTTAATGTGCGGCCTTCTTTCATCAAAAGCCTAATGTTGGCAGAGATAGACTTCTGTGACTTACCTTTCTTAAGTGGCATCAACTCATTAAAAACTTTTGTACAAGTTTTCTTTCTTCTTTTGTTGTAGCGTCAAGGATAACACCTTCTCCAAGTTTTATAAGCATTTTCTTTTCATATCCTGAGCTTTTTTTAATTGCATCTGCAAGCTTCTCAGGGACAGTTTTATCTTCTGGGAATCTTTGAGTTAAAGCTAGAGCGTCATTTAAGTTCATAAAAGTTTTAAAGCATTGTCCAAAGTTTCCTCTACCCAAGTATAAAGTCGAGGAGCTATGTCTTGTAACCCATCAGGATCAAGAACATAACAAGTAAATGATTCAGCAAATAGTTCTCTTGGGTTTTTTCTGGAATATCCAGTGACATATTTCATGCCACCAAGTTTCCTGTATTTATTTCCAAGAACATCTGCTCCACTTCCTTTGAAATGAACCTGATGTCCTATTTCGTGAATCATAGTCGTTATCCATTCTAGATCCTCTCCTACATTTTCGCCAGTAACAAAAAATTCTCTTTTTGGTGAGGGTGCTGAATAGTCTCCTTTTTTCCAGTAGTCTGCATAAGCTTTATTTTGTTTAAGCAATTCATTTGTTTTTTCTTTTATTTTTAAAGCGTTTGCTTTTGTAATTCTTGATGATCCAGTTCTAACTTGAGTCTGAACATTTGTTCCTAGTATTGAAGTATATCCATCATTACCCCCTCCAGCAGGTCTAAAATATCCTTCAAAATCGTCCCGAAAACGACTGCTTGCAAGGCTTTTTGCTCTTAAAGATTTTACTTGCAATTTCATTTTTGCTTTCATCAAGGCATCTTGGTAATTAGTTGAAAATTTATCAACAAATTTTTCAGTCGTATTTAGTGAGGCATCAAAAGCGGCTCTATTTTGCACAACAACTCTTTCAAATAATTTATTAGTATTTAATGTATCTCCACGCAAATTCAAATTATTAAACAATCTAGATTTATCCATAAACTTTCTTAATTTTTTAGTATTAGTCTTATTTCTTCCTCCAACAGCCTCAAGGCCATCTAAACTGTCATCTACAAACTGCTGAACAGTTGTTCCATAACTATCTTGTAAATATTTTTCTAGGGTTTCTGATGCGACTGCCGTAGAGCCAGTTATAGGTTTGCGTTTTGGTTCTGGCTTTGGTGTAGGTGTTGGCTTTGGTGTTGCAGCAACAGCCTTTCTTGCAGTATCTGTAATTATGTCGCTAGGCTTGCCATATTTATCTCTTAAGTAAGCTAAACTCCTTTTTTGACCATCATTTCTAACAATCTGCCTAATTGCTGTTTGTCCAGATCCAGCTTTTGCCGCCAGTCTGTTAAAGAAAGCTGCTTTCTCTACGCTTCCAAGAGTTTCAATTTGTATTTCACTAGGTTTGAATTTGCCTATTCTTTGACTATATAGCCAGTCTCCGTACGCTGTCCCTTGCGGAACTCTGCCTGTAGCTGATGGTCTGGTGTCAAATTGTGTTGCTGGCGGCTTTTCAAGGTTAGGATATTTCTTTTGTAAACCATCAAAGTCCACAACAGGGACAGTAGTAGATCGACAATTAAAGTGTTGCGGTGGTGTTGGGCCATTATTGTAGTCAAATGTTTGTCCATCAAGTCGCTGACAGATAGGACTTGTTCGAGAATCCAATGTTGCAACATATTCATAACGTGGTGAGACTTTTTTATTGGCTGCATAAACAGCCATAGATGCCTGATTTGTAACCTGATTAACAGATGTTCTAACAATAGTCTGAATCTGATGATTAGCCAGTTTCGTCAATTCTCCTCCAGCCGCTGCTATCTGTTTGACATTTCCTTTCTGTGAAAAATCAAGTCTGCCAACTAATCTCCTACTAATCTGTTGCAGTGTCTCACCAGAGAACACTCCTGATCTGACTGCTAAATCTAACTTCTCTGCTGAAGACTCAGCTATACCCCTAAATGCTTTCTGTACTGTTTGACCATTTGGAAGTGTGATTGATGCTCCTTGAGTAGCTGTAAGTCTAAACTTACCCCTGCCAAATTCCTTAAAACTATCTTCCGTAAATTGTTTACTGGTGAAAATATTGACTTCTGATGGATCAGTCATTATTACTGAGTCTGCATATTTTTCACTGATAGCAACACTGTTTATAGGTATGCCCCCAGTTTCTGTAACCTTTTTAAGTTCGTTGACAATAAATTCACTCTGCAACTGTGCAACTCCCTGCAACTCTTTTTTCATATCAAGGGCTGATCTAGCCCACCAAGTATTTAAGCTGTCGCTTGATTGTTTGATTATGGCTCTGAGTCTCTTTCTTGTTTGCGGTGCAATAATCCTTGCCCCTCCTCTTGCTATCTCAGCAACTTGTCTTTCATCAATAGACCTTAATTTTTTTGCTGCATTAAGGATTATTTCGTTGTAAGTACGGACATACTTTTCAGCAACAGCATTTCCATATCTATTGATGTCAATAGTTTCTCTAAAAAATACCTCTGGAGTGGACATTTATCATTCGTCCTCTGTGTCCGCTGGCTCCTCCGCTGGGGCTGGTGGTTCTTCTCTTTCCGTCAAACCTCCGTTCTGTGTCGTTTCTATTTCCTCTTCAACGTCAAAGTCATCACCAAGAATCTCTCCAGCAGAAAGTTGATTTAATAAAGTTTCCTGACTGATAGTGCCAGAGGTAAACAATGCAAGCAATGACTGGATCTCCTGTGGCTCTAGTCTAGTTGAAACAAAGTCTCTGTTCACAAAGCTGCTTCCAGCGTTAGGTTCATTGAGATATTCGCTATGAAACTTAAGACAGTTATCAATCAAGTCTTGCATCTGCTGGGCAACTACCATCATTGTGCTGTCATTTTGCGATCTATCTATTCTTTTGGCCTCTGCTGTCTCTCCTACTAACTTTTGCCCAAGAACTGCGGCTAATGACAATGTATTGATCTGTTCTTTAATGTCATCAAGCCTTTTGAACTGACTGTCATAGCTATCACCAGATGGGCTGATATATTCCATGCGTGACTCAGGTGGCAGTGATAGTGCCTCACTAGGGCCTGTTGTTATCTCATCTGCATTTGGATAACCAAAAACTGCAAGCAATGGAACAGAACTGATGTGCAATATGTTGTCTAAGTCAGACTGAATCTGGTAATGCTTTAGATTTAGTTCTGCAATGTCATACAAAGGACTGCGGCTTTCATAGAATCCGACCCTGTTGGAATAAGCAACAGCAAAAGGTATCTTGTCCTTAAGACTCATTTCACCCTCTTCAAATAATTTATATTCACCCTTTTTGTCGTCTTTTCTGTGGATCTCATATCTGCCACGTTCTAAAACTCTAACCTGTGTTATGTTCTTCTCACCATAGGCTCCATCTGGCTCAACAACCTTTTCTAACAAACGTACCTGTGTGAGTTCTCTTGCACCATCTATGATCTCAGTTCTCCAGCCTAATATGTCTGATGGCTTATATGTCACCCAGTAAGGTCTAGCCTTCTCGCCTTCTTTTGGTGCATCAACCAAAACACCACAATGTCCGAATGATATTACATTTCTTGCTGTCTGATAAAGCCAGATATTCAAGTCATTGCCTTCTAAATCCACATCAAACAACTGTTCCCTTACCAGATCAGATACATCATCAAGTCTGACTGGCTTTCTGACCAGCATACCTGACAGCATTTTCTCGATTCTCTGTAGATATGGTACTACTGTTGACCTTGCAAGTCTGCGATCATAGCTATCGTCCACCTCCCGTTCAAGTTGTGGCAAATATTTTCTGTGTTCTGATCTAATTTTGTATGTGCCTTCCTTTAAATCTGCTATCAAATCCCAGAACTGGGCCATGCGTTGATAGGCCGCATTTGGACTGACAACTGTTGTAGGAGCTACTGTTACAGGTTGATTGTAAATATTTAGTGAGCTATACACAGTTTTGCCTCAATAATACCATGATCTTAATATATTCTAATCCCTGTAGGTTTGCCCGACCTTGCAAATAATGGATTAAACTCACGCCATATCAAATACCCAAGAGCATC